AACCTCGCCATTCAGCGACGAAGTAGATGGTTTTGTTCATCATAATGACAATGCTCCATCTGTAGATGTTGCTGCTAATGGCGACTTCTAAGTTTAGAAGTGGGCTTGAAGAACGAGTAGCTACATATCTGGAAAGCAGAGGAATTAAGGTTGAGTATGAAGTAGACAAAATTGTCTATGAAATTCCCGCACGACAGGGTTCTTATTGTCCTGATTTCCTGCTTCCAGATGGCTCTTACTTGGAAACCAAAGGTTGGTTTAAAGTTCAAGATAGAGCTAAACACCTCAATATCAAAAAGAGCAGACCTGATGTACACATTAGGTTTGCTTTTCAAAACCCACATACACCCATCTATCAAGGCAGCCAAACAACTTATGCCAGTTGGTGCGACCATCACAATTTTTCGTGGTGCGACGCAAAGCAAATACCTGAGCATTGGTTATTTCCACCTGCCAACGATAATCAGAAATCAGAAGCTATTACAGGAGAAGAAACTAATGGCAATGAGCAAGGCGAAAAAAGTGAAACAACATCTGGAACAGGGCAAGAGGATTAATGCTCTTACCGGGTTTGCACTTTTTGGAACTATGAGAATGAGTGCAATCATTCACAATTTAAAAAATAAGCATGGAATGGATATAGAAACTGAGATGAAAACCTCTCCTGCAGGAGTTAGGTATGCATCATATCAGTTAGCTAATTATTCCAAACCTGCACAACCAGAATTTCAGTTCTAAACTAAATTTCCTCCTTTCGTAGTTTAGATTTGAAAGTCGGCTCCTGGGCATGAGCCATGATAATAACTGCCCATTTCAATACATTTTGGAGAGGTGAAGGATGACAGATGAAAAACTTAGTCACTTACCATGCCCATGTGGACAAAGCTCAGACAGCTTTGCCTACCACCAAGGGAAATGGTGGAAGTGCTTTAGCTGCGACCGAAACTACAAGCAAGAGGAACTTAATGAGATGGGATATGAAGTCGGCGAAGTACAGACAACGAGTAAAACAATCAAAAAAGATTTACTCAAGGGAGAAGTACAAGCACTTAAAACAAGAGGAATTAGTTTAGATACTTGTAAGAAATTTTCTTATCAAATTGGTGAACACAAAGGTGAGAAAGTTCAAATAGCAAACTACTGTAATTCAGTAGGGCAGGTAGTAGCACAAAAGATTAGAACAAAAGATAAAAAGTTTTACTGGCTTGGAGATAAATCCAAAGCTGGATTGTATGGACAACATCTATGGGGAGAAGGTGGTAAAAGATTAGTCATAACAGAAGGTGAACTTGATGCATTATCTGTTTCACAAGCTTATGGCAATAACAAATGGCCAACAGTTAGCTTAAATTCAGGAGCAACTAGTGGCATACAAAATATCAAGGACAATTATGAGTTCGTCACTTCTTTTGATGAAATCATTCTTATGCTTGATATGGATGTTCAGGGTAGGGAAGCAACTAAAAAGATTGCTGAGATATTACCTTATGGTAAATGCAAAATTGCTAACTTAGCAGGTGCTAAAGATGCAAATGAAGCATTAACTTCAGGGATGGCAGGAGCAATAGCAAGTGCAATTTTTGAAGCTAAGTCTCACCGACCTGACAACATTGTAGCAGCAGCCGATTTCGGACAGGCAATTCACGAGGAAGAACAGCTGCTCTCTTCCATACCTTATCAATTCCTAGGTCTCAATGACCTGACGAGAGGGCTAAGATTAAGGGAAGTAGTCGTACTTGCTGCTGGTTCCGGGATTGGCAAGTCAAGCTTGGTAACTCAAATAACTTTAGACCTACATCAACAAGGTGAAGTTTGTGGGATGCTTATGCTTGAGGAAGCAAACCTAGTTACAATTAAAAAGTTAATTGGACTTCATGTTGGTAAGACAATTGAAAACTTTCATGAACTTACCAAAAAGCAAAAGGATGTAGCCTTTCAAGAATTGTTTGCTGAAAAACCTTTATTTCTATTTGACCATTTTGGCTCTGATAGCATTGATGTAATCACAAGCCGAATACGTTATATGGTTCAAAGCTTAGGTGTTCGGTGGATAATTCTTGACCACATTTCAATCCTAATGTCAGGACTGGTGACACACGACGAACGAAAAGCAATTGATATTGCAATGACAACTTTGAGGTCATTAGTTCAAGAATTAAACATTGGGATGATAATTGTAAGCCATCTATCTAGACCACAAGGTTCACTTGGTCATGAAGATGGGAAACAAGTATCAACAAGTGAGCTTAGAGGTTCACATTCTTTAGTTCAATTAGCTGATATTGTACTGGCTTTGAACAAGATACCTGATGAACATAATTTGAGAGAAATATGTGTTTTAAAGAACAGATATAATGGTCAAGTTGGTTCAGCAGGTATCCTTTCCTATTCAAGAGAAACTGGAAGACTGTCGGAGCATACATTATGAGATTGTGCTACGACATAGAAACAGATGGACTTTTACACCAATTAAGCAAAATTCATATTATTGCTGTAAAAGATGTAGATAACGGCGACGCAGTTACATACAAGTATGATGAGATTGATAAAGCTTTAGAACATTTAGATAAAGCAACATTATTAGTTGGTCACAACATAATTCTATTTGATAATCCTGCACTTGAAAAAGTTACAGGATGGAAACCAAAATGCGAATTGATGGACACTTTAGTTATGTCTAGAATGCTTTGGTCAAATATCTCAGATATTGATTGGTCTACTAAGCCAAAAGATATGCCAGTAAAATTATATGGCTCACATTCATTAAAAGCTTGGGGATATCGACTTGGAGAACTCAAAGATGAATACAAAGGGTCCTGGGATACATGGAATGAAAGAATGCATTCTTATGCAAGGCAAGATGTAGAAGTACAAGCTAAACTCTTTGATAAAATCCATAATGAAACTACATCAAAAGAAGCAACTGAATTATCACATGACCTTGCTAATGTTTGTAGGGATATTGAGAATGCCGGGTGGTATTTTGATTTAAAGAAAGCTGGTTCGCTAGTCTCTGACTTAACTCAGAAACGAGAAGAAATACGCTTTGCTTTAGATAAGGTTTACGACGACTGGTATTCTCCAATACAAGAAGTCATTCCAAAGGTCAGCGTTAGGAATAGAGTTAAAGGAATACCTTATACAAAGATAAAGCATAATTCCTTCAATCCAAGTAGTCGCCAAATGATAGCGAACCGCTTAACTACTATTAACGGTTGGAAGCCAAAAGAGTTTACACCTTCAGGGCAGCCAAAAGTAGATGAAAGTGTTTTATCTAAGCTACCCTTTGATGAAGCTCAAAAATTAGCTGAATATTTTTTATTAGATAAAAGACTGGGCATGATTTCAGAAGGCTCACAGGCTTGGCTAAAGCTAGAGCAAAATGGAAAGCTGCACCATCAAATCTTGGTTAACAATTGTGTAACTCAAAGAGTTAGCCACAGAAATCCAAACTTGGCTCAAGTGCCATCAACTCGTTCACCTTATGGTAAAGAATGTAGAAGTCTATTTGGTGTAAAACCAGGATGGAAACTCGTCGGCGCAGACTATCAAGGATTGGAACTTAGATGCCTAGGACACTACTTGGCAAAGTTAGATAATGGAGCATTTGCCAAAGAAGTTATTGAAGGTGATATCCATTCAAAAAATGCTCATGCATTAGGTATCAATAGAGACTTAGCCAAGACATTTATTTATGCACTTATCTACTCTGCTGGCGCACAAAGATTAGGTGAAATTGTAGGTGGTAATGCTAGAGAAGGAAGCATTCTAAGAGAGCGATTTTTCAAGGAATATCCTGCCTTTAAAACCTTGCGTAATCAAGTTTTAAAAGCTGCTAAGCGAGGGTTTCTAAAAGGTCTTGATGGAAGGCTACTAAGAGTACGTTCAGAGCATTCAGCGCTTAATTTGTTACTTCAAAGTGCTGGTGCAATTCTATGTGCTAAATGGCTTGTCCTTTTTGATAAGGACATGAAAAAAGCCGGGTACAGGAACGGATGGGATAATGATTATAATGTACTCACCTGGTGTCATGACGAACTACAGGTGAGTGTCACAGAAGGATTAGAAAATGACACAGGTGATAGACTTTGCCGAATGGCTGAAGAAGCGGGCAGAAGGCTTAACTTCAGGTGTAAAGTCACGGCAGAATATACCGTTGGAGAGAACTGGGCTGCCACCCATTGATAATACTACTTTAGAAATACTTAAAGTTATTGAGATGGCTTGGCAGAACCCATTCACAACAAAGTCAAAGTATGCTCGGAAAAATGCCGATATTGTAGGCATAGCTTTAGAAGAGGGATTAATAACTCTCATTGTTACACCGGGTATTTATGGAACTAAATATCTTATTTCAGAACTTGGCTTAACATTTCTTTACAACATGAAAGAACAGTTTGCCAAAGAAGTATTTAATAAATTTACAGAGGGCAATTTAGATGACGACAAACCAACCAAAACATAAATTTGAGT